TGCTGGGCAGGCATCGCCTGTTCTGTGGGGACAGTACAGAAGCGAAAACTTATGAATGGCTCATGGGTAGCTTAAAGGCCAACCTGGTCGTAACCGACCCACCCTACAATGTAAATTATGAAGGCACGGCCGGGAAGATCCAGAACGACAACATGGAGGACGATTCTTTTTACCAGTTCCTTCTGGCAGCGTTCCGGAACATGGAAAAGGTGATGGAAGACGATGCCAGCATCTATGTGTTCCATGCTGATACGGAAGGCCTGAACTTCCGGAAGGCGTTCACCGATGCCGGCTTCTACCTGTCCGGTACCTGCATCTGGAAAAAGCAGAGCCTGGTCCTGGGACGTTCGCCTTACCAATGGCAGCACGAACCGATTCTGTTCGGTTGGAAAAACAAAGGCCTGCATCGCTGGTATGCCGGGCGGAAGGAAACCACAATCTGGGAATTTGACAAGCCGTCCAAGAACCCATACCACCCCACCATGAAGCCGGTGGAGCTTTTGAAGTATCCCATACTGAATTCCAGCATGTCCAACAGCGTCGTACTGGATCCATTTGGCGGTAGTGGTTCCACTCTCATCGCCTGTGAGCAGACCGGGAGGGTCTGCCATATGATTGAACTGGATCCGAAATACTGTGATGTGATCGTCCGGCGCTATATTGAGCAGGTCGGAAGTTCCGTAGCGGTGAAGGTGGTCCGTGACGGCCAGACCTTCGGTTTTGACGAACTGGAGGCCCAGCATGAAAAAGATTAAACTGGGCAGCCTGTTCGACGGGCAGGCGGTTTTCCGCTGGGCGGTCTTCTGGCAGGCATTGAGCCGGTATGGGCATCGGAAATCGAACCGTTCCCCATCCGGGTGACTACAAAGCGCCTGCCGTTCGTCAAGCATTATGGAGACGTCAATCGCCTCCATGGGGATGAAATAGAGCCTGTGGACATTATCACATTCGGATCGCCCTGCACTGACCTCTCTATCGCGGGAAAACGCAAGGGGCTTGAAGGGCGTCAGTCGGGGCTGTTCCACCAGGCGATACGCGTGATTAAAGAAATGAGGCATAAAACAAATGGAAACTATCCGAAATTCATCGTCTTCGAGAATGTCCCCGGCGCCTTTTCCAGCAACAAAGGCGAAGACTTCCGGGTCGTCCTCGAAGAGATCTGCCATATCTGCGATCCCGAAGTTTCAATTTCTGGATGTACAAAATGGCAACCGGCAGGGTGCATCTTGGGCGATGGGTTCTCAGTCGCCTGGCGAGTATTGGACGCAGACGCTTGGGGCGTGCCCCAAAGAAGAAAACGTATCTATCTTGTCGGGCATCTTGCTGGACATTGTGCAGGCAAAGTATTATTTGAGTCAGAAGGCGTGTCAGGGTATTCTGCAGAGGGCTTTCGCTCGTGGCAAAAAGCTACCCGCTATCCTGCAGGCTGCACTGGAAAGACAGGCGGCGTTATCTGCCTGAACGATCAGGGCGGTTTGGTCATGAGTGTCTCGGAGGACGTCACATGCACACTCCGTGCCGAGGCGCATCACCCGCCCGTGGTGATGTCTGCTGGATTCTGTACGGAACACTCTGCAAAGGCCAGGTCAATAGGTTATGAGGAAGAAAAGGCGCCGACATTGCGGGCCGGGGCGGTTCCCGCAGCATTATTTGAGAATCATGGAAATGATTCACGGTATTCCGGGCCATTGGACAGCGCCCCGACCATGGCCGCGAATTATGGCCAGGGTGGGAACAACCAGCCGTTTGTGGTGCATCAAAAAACATTCGGCATCTGCTCCATGGGCAGCAACTCCATGAAATCATCCAATTCCACGGCCGGCTTTTATGAAGCCGACACGTCCCGGACACTCGACTGCAAAGGTGGTGATCCCGCCAGCAACCAAGGTGGCATTGTTATAACGGAACAAATCCAAAATCAGGATGAAGATGCGAAAGTTATAGCTTTTGCCGATAAGGCGGCTACGTTATCTGCAGCTGACGGTCCCAAAGGACCGTCAAGTCAGCAGTTTAGCAACCCTGCAGAAAACTTCGTGGCCGAAGTGGTAAAGACATTTGATGTCCGACAGTCATCGGACGGGACGCAGAACATGCGGAACCACGCCTATGAAAGCGACACATGCCGCACCGTTGACCGGGGCGGGAACGTGCCGGGGAGCAATCAGGGCGGTATCGCAGTGGTCTACCAAAAGACCAAGGAAACATACTGCTCCAGTAAAAACTCCCATTTTACCCGCGCTGCCAAAGAAAAGGCCGGGTCACTGGTGGCTACCGATTATAAAGACCCGCCGTTCATCAATGTGGATTATGCGGTCCGGCGGCTGACGCCTACGGAATGCGCAAGACTGCAGGGCTTCCCTGACTGGTGGTGTGCCGGACTGGAAACACCGGAGCCGACGGAAGAAGAGATCCAATTCTGGACGGATGTGTTCGAGACCCACCGCCGGGTGATGGGAAAAGCGAAACCAAAGACCCGGAAACAGATTATAAGATGGCTGCGTAAACCGCATACCGATTCAGCGGAATATAAGATGTGGGGCAATGGTGTCGCCCTTCCCTGCGTCTATTTTGTGCTGGCAGGGATTGCGTATTTTGCAGAAAAAAAGATAGAAAATGTTGAAAATATAACTTGACTTTATGTGCGTTCAGAGTGATATATACACTAACCAAAAAAGAAGGAGGTTCACAAGATGAACGCAAAAACGAACGCACAGGGAAAGGAAAGAAAGAATTTAGTAAAGGCCATCGCCGAGGTTACCGGGCAGGCGGCGAAGTACAACGGAGCGCCTGCCTTCACCTACACGGTTGGGAACTACACCATCGAGCGGGACGGCAGCATCACCACGGAAGACGAAACCGGGATGCAGACCCTGGCAACTGGACTCAGGAACCGGGGATTTGAAATCGCAATGCCCGAAATCAAGAAGGCAGAACCGGAACAGGCGGCAACGGAAGAGATGGACGAAAGTTCCTGGACCCTGACGATGCCGAGGGCAGACTTCACGGATGAGCAGATCGCAAACCTCGAAAAGATTATCGCGAGCAAAGCCGACCTGATCAGGAAGGCGCTGGACTGCGAAGACCCTATCGTGATCCTCACGGAAGACAGGGTGGCATTCCCTTGGTACAAGAGAATGTTAGGAAGCAGCGAATCCACCGCCACGATGGCATTCATCGACAGGCTTTGCCGGATGGCCAAAAACTCAAAACGCATCACCGCCAAAGAGAAGGAAGTACCGAATGCGAAATACGCATTCAGATGCTTCCTTCTTCGTTTAGGATTCATCGGGGCGGAATACAAAAACATCCGCAAGAGCCTGCTCAAGAGATTGGAAGGCTCCTCCGCATTCCGGACCATCAAAAGCGAACAGGCCGAAACGGCAGAACAGGAGGCCTGAGATGATGAGATTCCCAAGCAGAGAATTGGTAAAGCAAATCAGAAACGAATTCCCAAAAGGCACACGGGTCGAGCTGGTCAGCATGGATGACCGGCAGGCCCCGCCTCCGGGCACCAAGGGCACGGTCATCGGGGTGGATGACACCGGCAGCCTGCTGATGCGCTGGGACAACGGTTCCGGCCTCAACGTGGTGTACGGAGAAGATCATGTCAAAAAGCTGAAGACGGTGAAGACCATCTGCTACGGCGAGGAACAAATCTGGGACAGCCGGAAAGCTGCGATGGATTACTTTTTCAACGCGATGATGGGAAGCGACGGCAGCGAAAAAGAACGGTACACCAACGTCTACACAAAATTGCTGATGGGCCGGGAGGTGTGCAGCGATGACCGATAAAGTACGGGAACAGATCCTTGCCATCCGGGAGACCGGGCTTACCAACATGCTGGACACACACATGGTGCAGCGCCTCGGATTAGACCGCCACTACTACGATGCGGAAGACATCATTCAACGGCGCAAGGAAGAGATAAAGCAGCTTCAAAGGGAAGGACGGCAGTGCAGGAACGGATTCAGGATGAAGTGCATCAGGCAGGAGCTTGACCGGCTGGAACACGAGTTAGAAACACTGGTCGACCTGCTGTAAAAAATTCACATCGAAGGAGACTTCCACGCGGAGGTCTCCTTTTCTTATGGTCTGAAACAGAGTTATCCACAGGCTCCCAAGGTACTGTGACGGCCCTCCCCGGCCCTAGCGGGTGCTTGCGAGGCCCGACTTGCGTTTATATATCAGATTTTTTCATTTTTTCGGGGCATGTCCTGTCCTACTGAAAGGAGTGATTTGTGTGCAAAATATTTTAAAAATTACACCTGAATCAGAAGTCAATGGAACCAGTTTGGCCTGTGCTTTGGGTGTAACCCAGCGGCATTTGCGACGTCTTCGCGAGGACGGTGTACTGGTGAGAAACGAAAACGGAAATTATAACTTGGTTCAGTCCGTGAGGGCATACATTACCTTGACCAAATCCCGCCAACCGACCGAAGAGGAAGAGAAACTGGAAAAAATACGGAGAGTGGCAGAAACCACCTACCGAAAGCGAAAAGCAGACCGGGCCGATTATGAGACGGAAAGCGCAAAGCTGGATAATGAGTCTAAACGGCTGAAACTGGAAACCCTTAAAGGGAATCTGATTCCGGAAGAAGTCGTCAGGGCGTTCAATGAAGAATTTTTCGTTTCCGTAAAGAATCAATTTCTGGCATTGCCAGGAAGGCTTGCGGTTGATGTCACCAACTGCGGAAGCGCAGCGGAAGCTGCAGAAATCATCAAAAAAGAAGCCCATGCCGCATTGGACGAACTGTCCGAATGGGAATTCAAGAAAGAAAACTTCCTGACCAAAATGAACGAATATGACCAAATCAACGGGGTGGAAGATGACGAAGGAAAGGACGAAACAGAGGATTAAGGGATGGCTAAGGGAATCTGCATCCATTAGAAGAAGCCTGCGGCTGTTAAAACCTCCCACCGGCCTGACCGTTACGCAATGGGCCGAAAAGCACAGAAGGCTTTCCACAGAATCGTCTGCAGAACCGGGTCTTTGGAGGACATCACGGACGCCGTATCTGCGCGGCCCCATGGATGCTTTTACAGACCCGCGCATCCGGCGTATCGTCATGGTGGCTGCTTCCCAGGTCGGGAAAAGCGAATTTATCAATAACTGCATCGGGTACATCATCGATGAAGACCCCGGCAGTATTTTGTTTATACATCCCACCACAATGGATGCCAAAGAATATAGCAAGCTGCGTATCAAACCAATGATAAGGGATTGCCCGACTTTAAATAAAAAGGTCGCGAATTCCAAATACCGGGACAGCAGCGATACCATCCTGCAGAAAGCATACCCTGGCGGCATCCTTACCATGTGTGGATCCCAAGAAGCTCACAGTCTGGCATCCAAACCAATCAGATATGTGCTCGGTGATGAAAGAGATCGTTGGGCATTATCGGCTGGAACCGAAGGTGATCCATGGACGCTGGCCATGGCTCGGCAGAAGACTTTCTGGAACGCAAAAGCGGTAGAGGTATCTACACCGACCATAAAAGACCGCAGTGCCATTGAGTCGTCTTTTGCGGACGGCACCATGGAACGATGGAAAAGCCGCTGCCCTCACTGCGGTGAGTACTTCGAGATTAAGTTTGCAGACATCCGATACGAATATGATACGAACATTGTGGCCGGTAAGAAAACATACAACGTCACAAACGTGTATCATATCTGCCCCGGTTGCGGATACATCGGTCGGGAAATCGAACTGAAACGCCAGCCTGCCCGATGGGAAGCTGAAAACCCCGCAGCGCTTCAGAACGGTGTCCGTTCTTTTTGGCTGAACGCTTTTGTCAGTGCATGGGTCACATGGGAAAGCATCATTCTGGAATATCTGAAAGCAATAGGAAACACAAAAAAGCTACAGGTTGTTTACAACACTTCTTTTGGGGAACTGTGGGAAGATCGTGGAGACATCCAGGACGAAGATACCCTGCTGGCCAGACGTGAGGAATACAAAGCGGAACTGCCGGACGGTGTGCTTTGTCTGACGGCTGGCGTAGATACACAGGACAATCGCATGGAATACGAAATAGTTGGTCATGGCTACCATGGCGAGACATGGGGCATTGAAAAAGGCATCATCATGGGTGTCCCGGATGAGGTTACTACATGGCAAAGATTGGATGAGCAGATTTTTGACAGGGTATTCCATTTTTCTGATGGTCTGGGGCTTCGGGTATCGCTGACATTTATCGATGAAGGCGGGCATTACACGCAAGATGTACGTCAGGAATGCAATCGCCGTGTCGGTAAAAAGGTGTTTGCCATCAAAGGGCGTGGCGGCCCCGACATCCCATACACCTCCCCACCAAAGAAAGTACGGATTGTGAAATTCGGGAAGATAATAGGAAACTGCTGGCAGTACCAGCTGGGAGTTGATGCAGGCAAGCAGAGCATCATGGATAACCTTCGGGTACAGACTCCAGGCAGTAAGTTCTGTCACTTCCCCAAACGGGACGATTACGGGCCGGATTATTTTAAAGGCCTGTTGTCTGAACACCTGGTCTACCGGGCAGAACTCAAGCACCCGTGGCAATGGGAAAAAATTCCAGGGCATGAGCGGAATGAAGTGCTGGACTGCCGCAACTATGCATTGGCTGCATTTAGGGCGATGAACCCAAATCTGGATGCTATCGACAGAAAAATCAAAGCGTCCAGAGGAGTCAATGTACCACAACAAACCCCTGTGATACAGGCCAAGCCAAAACAGCAGAACCCAAAGAAACGGAATAACTTATCGAAGTATTATGAGGACTGGTGAGAAAAATGGCAACCAAAAAGACTGAAATCCAAAAGAGACTGGCCTTTCGTCAGGAGATGCTTGAAGAACTGCGAAAAGCATATACTGCGCTGGTTAAAGGCGGCGCGAAATCATACCGCATCCATAACCGGGAACTGACAAGGTTTGATATTTCCGCTTTGACGGAAGAAATCAGGAAAATGGAAGAGGAAGTGGACGCGCTGGAAGCACAACTGGAAGGAAAGCGCCCACGAAAAGCATTCGGGGTGCTTATCCGTGATTGGTGAGGGTACACGCTCTATATTGGGAGAGCTTACCACGGCGGCAGCATCTTTGCTCCTTTCCGGTGCTGTCGCCCTTTAAATTGGAGGCATAAACATGAGGAAAAAGAAACAAAACAGAAGCAGTCCGCAGGCATCCGGGTACAGTGATGCCGGGGCCAGCCTTGTAAAACGTGCTATCCGTGGTTTTAGGGCTGTCAGCCTGTCCCCGCTGATGGACATCGATATGAACAACATGACGCTACGTCAGCGGTCGCGAATGTTGTATATGGCTGCGCCTGTTGCCACCTCCGCCATCGACACAAACCGCACGAAGGTTGTCGGTGTAGGACTTACCATGCAGGCCAGCCCGGATATCGATGTTTTGGGAATGACGCCAGATACCGCAACATCCTGGCGGAAAAAAACGGAAATGGAGTTCAGACTCTGGGCAAACAAAAAACAGAACTGTGATGCCCTGGGGCTGTCCAACTTTCCGGAACTGCAGCAGCTGGCACTGGTCAGCTGGCTGATGAGCGGCGATGTGTTCGCCCTGATCAAGCGGTATGATCCTACACCGTTGAATCCCTATTCGCTGCGCATCCATCTGATTGAGGCTGACCGCATCAGTACTCCGGATAGTGTACGGACAGGCAGTTACCTGATCGGGGCAACGGAAGGAAAAGCGGACAACGGGAACCTCATCCATGATGGTGTGGAAGTAGATGAAAATGGGCGCGTGGTAGCTTATTACATCTGCAACACCTATCCCTTTGAAATATTAACTGACAAGGAAGTCAAGTGGACAAGAGTTCCCGCATATGGGGAAAAAACCGGGTTGCCAAACATCCTGCACATCATGAATGCGGAACGGCCGGATCAGTACAGAGGTGTCCCATATCTGGCCAAGGTAATCGAGCCGCTTCTGCAGATTCGACGGTATACGGAATCAGAACTGATGGCGGCGCTGGTACAGTCCTTCTTTACTGCATGGATTGAAACTATCACCAATCCTGCAGAAATCCCATTCAACGAAGTCGGCGCGGGAGATGTTGCACCGATTCCCGGCGAGAATCCGGAAACGAATATGTCTGCAAGCGCAAACGAATACGAAATGGGACCCGGAACAGTCAATGTGCTGAGTGAAAACGAAAAGGTCGTGTTTGGGAATCCGAACATTCCGACAGCCGGCTTTGATAACTTCCTGAAAGCGGTCTGCCGCCTGGTCGGTTCCGCTTTGGGAATTCCGTATGAAGTTCTGTTGAAAGAGTTCAACAGCAGCTATTCCGCAAGCCGTGCCGCGTTGCTGGAAGCCTGGGAAAATTTCAAAATGTACCGACAGTGGTTCGTGGACGATTTCTGCCAGCCTATCTATGAGATTTGGTTAGCTGAAGCGGTAGCCAGAGGCCGTATACAGGCTCCTGGCTTTTTTGTTGACCCGCTCATCCGGGAAGCCTGGTGCGCTGCCCGGTGGATTGGCCCGGTACAGGGACAGATTGACCCTGTTAAGGATAGTGGCGCTGCGCTGTTGCAAATTAGCCAGGGCATCAAGACACGTGCGCAGATTACCCGAGAGATGGGCGGCGGCGACTGGGATGAAAACGTGGCCCAGCTGAAACGTGAAAACGAGTTGCTTCGTGAAGCCGGAGTTATTCCGGTACAACAGACGCAGCCGACACAACAGACACAAGGAGGAAATGACGATGGACAAGATTAACATAGCCCGGCCATTTTACACCATGGCCACACAGGATGGAAAAAAGGCAGAGATTTCCTTGTATGGGGAGATTGTGGACCAGCAGCCTACAGACTTTTGGGGCGACCCTATCAAGGGCGAATTTATCATCGGTTCCGAGTTTCTGGAAGACCTGAAGCAGGTTGAGGGCTGTTCCGAAATCACCATCCGCATGAATTCAAAGGGCGGCGATGCCGGTACGTCAATTCTGATTCATAACCGGCTGCGTGAGCTGGCAAATAAAGGCGTGGCTCTGACCTGTATCGTGGACGCCATGGCCATGAGCGGCGGTTCGCTGATCATGTGCGCCTGCGACACCGTCAAAGTGAACCCGTCCAGTTTAATCATGATTCACAAGTGCTGGAGCCTGTTGTTTGGTGGCTACAACGCAGACGAACTGCGCAGCATGGCCAAGTCCAGCGATGCGTATGACGAAGCCCAGGCATCCATTTATGAGCGCAAGACCAAGTTGAGCAAAACGCAGATCCTGCACATGATGGCAGATACCACATACATGAGCGGAAAAGAAGCCGTAGAAAAAGGCTTTGCGGATGAAGTTCTGAATGAGGAGCCTTTGAAACTGGCTGCGTCTGCGGATGGCCGCACCATCTATGTCGGGGAGCGTGAGGTTCACCTGACACCGGGGATGTTCGCCCCGGACTTTATTCCTACGGTAGAAGCCGGAGCCGTACCGGTTAATACAAATAAAAATGCCAAAGAAGGAGGAAAACCAATGGCTAATACGATTGAAGAACTGCGGGCCGAGAATCCGGAATTAGTATCCCAGCTCGAATCCGCAACCCGTGCAGAGGCTGTTCAGGCAGAACAGACCCGTTTGCAGGAAATTGACAATCTGGCAGGCTTGTTCAGCGCTGACCTGGTACGCGAAGCCAAATATGGTGAAAAGGCATGCTCTGCTCAGGAACTGTCCTACCGCGCTGCGGTAGATGCTGCGAAGAACGGAAAACAGTTCCTTACCAAAATGACTGCCGATGCGATTGCAAGTAACGCTGGCGCAGTCCCGGCGGCTCCGGCACATGATCCGGAACCCAAGGCAGCTGAACCTGAGACCGACCAGGAAAAGGAAGAAGCTGCAAAAGCCGCTGTTAAAAAAATTTTCCACAAAGGAGGTAAATAAAATGGCAACTCTGAGCAGAAAAATCGGTGAGATGACTTTTGATGGCCTTGTGACCGATGTAAAGCCGAAAGTAATCGTCGGCCCCGGTACCATTGCAAAAGGTGCAGCAGAAGTTACCTTTGAACGTGGCACTTTGTTTGCAAAATCAGCAAGCACCGGGAAATTAGCAATTTTTGGCACATCAGCTACAGAAGGCGACACCCTGAGCGCTGACTGCATCCTGATTGACGATGTGACCGTTGGTACCGCTAATGATGAGACTGTTCCTGTTTATATCGCAGGCTGCTTCGACCCTGAAAAGCTGAAAATGGCAGAAGGTGCGACCCTGACCGAAACGGACAAGGACGTCCTGCGTACAAAAGGTATCATCTTAAAATCCGCAGCGGCTGCACTTTGATGAGGAGGTAAACGAATATGGCTACTTTAAATTTCTTTGATACCTATGTACTGATGGCAATCACGGAAGAGATTGTTCCGAAAACTACATTTTTCCGGGACCGCTACTTCCCCACTTCTGCGGCTGACATCTTCGCGTCCGACAAAGTTCTGACCGAATACCGCAAAGGCGACCGCAAGATGGCTG